GTGATCTTGCGCCGGCCGCGCACCGCAGGCGTATTGTCGTATGTCGCGATGACGTTGCCGCTCAAATTGGCGGCAGCGGTCATCGTACCGACGGCTTTCAATTCCAGTTTGGCACCGTTGCCCTTACGGACGGCTTTGATCTCGTTGAAATGCTCCTCAAAAGCCTCAGCGATGATGATCTTGGCGTTCTTTTCTCCGCCAGCATCAGACCCGGCGAACTTGCCAGCCTTTGCCTTCAGGGCTTTTACTTCGTTGCGGATCTCTTCCAGCGTAGCTCCTTTCTTGGCCATATCCTCATTGAGGGTCTTAACTTCGTCGGCGAGCTTTGCCTTGTATTCGTCCATCAGTTTCTCAACTGCGGTATGCTTTGTTTCTACCAGGGCTTTGGTTTCGAGGATGGTCTTATCTGCCTCCTGAAACTTTTTATCAATACCCTCCTTGTTGGTGTCGATCTTTTTTCCGAGGACATCGACGGCCTCTAAAATTTCCTTGCTCATGAAACGGACATTTTAGCGTGAATTAATTTGATGCTGGTGAGGATATTTGATGTCATCTCATCTTCATTCATTTCATCCTTATCGCTGGCGTCCGGCTCATCGATCTCATGAGTGTTCGCGGTATCGTATTGGGAAATGATATCTTGGATGGCTTTTACCTCATCCGCGATTTGTATTATACATTCATCGGACGCTTTCGCATTCCGAACAAATTTTTCGAGTGTTTCAAGTTTTGCCTTTAGCTCCAGGATGTAAGGCTCTGCTGATTTCCTGACCAGCTTAACCCCGCTAAGCGGATTTATTGGAGCCAGGCCGTGAACAAGGGTGCTTTCACCATGGTATACTTCCTTCAGCTCCCGAACCGGCCTGCTACGCCCCTTAATAGGGAGTTTGTTATACTTGATGGCCTTAAAACCAAAAGAGGCATCCTTAATGATACCCATGTCAACCATCTCTAGTGTATCGTTGCCCAGGGTATGCTTGCCGAATTCAGCCTTTGTATACCCGTGCTTATCATCTTCAAAAACATCCCGAACCATACCAGGCTGCCGTTCAGGATCGTGGTTGATGTAGAACCCTATGTCAGACTTGTGCTCATTCCAGCTTTTGGCAAACATTCCTTTGCGAGAAATGTCGTCCATCCGGTCGATATTATCGTACGTAGCATGCGCAAAGACAACGATGCGGTGCTCGTTATCGATATCCTTTAACTGTAAGGGAATGCTCTTGTATTCTAATTGCACGGCCTGATTTTGATGTTGGTAGCATCAGGCAGACATGTTCATATTCGAAATAAAAGTACAACCTATTTTTGTTCGGATAGATATTTTCTATCTAATTATTTTTATTAATAGATTCCCTTTATGCCGCCCGGTTCATCTGCATACGAGTCAAAATGTTCAACGGTGGCGTCGTTTTTGGGATGAGATTACCTTCGTTGTCTCTGCGAGCGAAGTACCCGAGCGTACATCTGCAGTTGATCGTTTCTTTTGCGCTTCCCTCGGGGTCGCCCGGGAACATGAGGCCGTTACTGAATGGCTCATCGATGGCCACGCGCTGGCCATCCACGCCAGCGTGTGAGTGGGATTTTCTGACGCGGTTATCCTCAATGGCAATCCATTGCTTGTCCATTTCTACATCTTCTGTGTCGGCGGCGGCCAGTTGTGAGAAGTTCATGGCCCGGACGGCTTCAGTGCGCACGATGGTCATTGCCCTGCTGCGCAAAATATCTGTATCCTCTAATTCTTTGACAGTTTGATCCACGGTCCAGCCTTCAGAAACGGCATCTTTGAGTACTTCCTCGATGCGGTCGCGAGTGGTATTGCTAATTGGAAGGATCACCTTCTCTAAAAGAAATCGGTGGAAGTACGCCAGGATCTGCGCAATTAAATCTTCATTGATACCAAAGGCTTTGATGTTGGGCTTATATTTCTTCAGCGCCCAGGTTGCGGCATCCGTATAGAGGCTGGTTATCACGTCCCCTATCTCTGTATTGAGAATACTTCCGTGGACATTTCCCTGCGCGGCTCTCGTGCCCCTGGCCTTTACTACCGCAACTGCATCTCTTACCTGGGAGAGCAGGGCGGCATACACCTTCGGAGCATACGCCTTCATCAGCCGCCGGCTAACAATCTCCTGGTTGCGGATATATTGATCTTTAGTTGTCAAAATGATGGCCATTTATCTTTTCTACAATCTGGTCATCTGTCAAACCCTGCTGGGTATATAATTGGACCAGCATCACCAGCGCCTTACGCTTATATTCCTTTTTACGAAGTTGGATCGGGCAGTCGCGCTTAATTCCCCGCTCCGGATCCGCCTTTAGGTAGATCGGCACCCGGGCCTCCACCAGGAATTTTATTTGTTCCGGTCCCATCTGAGAATGAATTTAGTGAGTCAGATACGGCAGCGTCATCCAGCAAGAGAAGATTGTTCGGCACCCACACCTTGTCCATTAGCGGATCGGTGCTTTTCTCCTCGTTCATCATCTCCAGGCGTTGGTTGGGCGTAAGGATCCATGCCTGCATCAATGAAGTCATCAACTGGCCCATTTCCTCCTGGAGCTCCGGTAGTTGGCTAATATCGGCGTCATGGGTGTATGTCTTGTCCAGGCCGAACGCCGGCAGCAGCACCCGGTTCATCTCATCCCGCAGGCTGCACGCCATCGGCATTACTAGGCTGGTGACGAGATCCTTTCGGGCCTGCTGGACGTTGGCGTAGGTGGCCTGGGAAAGGAAGAGCATGGGGTTTACTCCAAAGAGGTTGCAGAGGCGCACAAAGACCTGATCCATTGAATCGACCAGCTCCATGTCCACCGAACTTTGGCCAATATCGAGATAACCCCATTTACCCTGCATTGTCGCCACCGCCCCCTTGCGGTCAACAGCGTTGAGCTTCTTGTCTATGACCCGCTCTATCTGAGTACGCTGTACAGGATCGAGGTTGTCCATAGTCTCATTGTACAGCGCTCCCCTCGCGCCGCCATTCTGCTGCATGGCTACCGCGGCATCAGTGGCGGACTCATCCTGGGTCAATAGCTTATTACCAGGTTGCAATGGGCTGAGTCCACGCTGGTGGATGCGCGTCTGTCCATCAAACTGGGGGTTCGGACGCTTCCAGTGGATCATGTCATTCTTTCGGATGAACTTTCGTTGGCCATTGATGACGAAGTAATAGCCAATGACACCGTACACATCCTCTGGATCAGGAATAATCTCTACATATTGAGGCGGAAGACTGATAAGTTCTACGGGAGGTATCGCGTCGGCCTGTTCGTCGGTCAATCCATCTATATCGCCTCGGTTCAACCGGAGAAAGGCTTCGCCGGCGGTCATGTAAAATACACACGTGAGCTCGTAGAAGGCGTCCTGCCCCTGGTTTTCATTCGGCTGCGCCAACAGTTCACTGAAATCGTTTTCTACAACCGTTTCATTGTAAGCCTTGAGCTGAAGGTCGTTTAACTTCTTGATCTTGTAGTTGCGCTGCTTGACGAGTGCCTTCAATTGCCGTTCGGCCTGCTTGTCTTCGATCTTGTATACGTATCGAGGGATCGAACCGAATTTCCGGGCTACCGTGGCCACAATTGTATAGATAGATCCGTTGCCGCAAAAACCTTCGTCCACGAAACGCTGGGTATTGGCATTGGGATACACCGCTAATCCTCCATATAGAGTTGGCGGCTGGCTGGCGCCGGTGATGCCCTTCGTTTTCTTATTGGAAAGGAGCCCAGATACCAGGCTCTTGAACGTGTCTAGGATTGACATTTGCGCATGGTTAAATGAATTTGACTGTCAGTAGCGGGGTCAAATCTTCATTTAATTGCGAGCGCGATAGGGTATAAAGATAAAATAATTCCCGATTTAAAATGCCGTCCAGCTATATTTTGGCGCAAGCTCAAAATATTCTCTCATCATCATCGTGTCGGCAAAGTCGGGCGACCGGCCCAATAATTCCTTTACTTCGTCCTTGGGAATGACACCGCGCTTCATGTCGCTATCCATGTTTTTTTGCTTAACCTGCTCCAGTTCTTCGATGATCATTTGTCGGACGGAAGGGTCGTCACATTCGATATATACACCATTCTCATTAATCCTTTTGGCCAGCCTGAAATAACACTGAGACTTTAGGTTGTCGAAGTTCTCCCGGATGGGGTTGCCCTTGTCATCGCGGCGACCATCTGGAGATGGTAAAGGCTTGCTATTATTTACAAACCCTTTGCACTTGTAAAAATCTACGATGCCGCCGCCTATGCCATCCTCATCCACCAGGATATCACTTTTCCCGCATTTGAGCTTGATCCTGGCTTCCTCGATCTTTTGGGCCGTTACATCGGTCCCCTGCTGCCCAAACCACTTCACCTTGCCGCGCCAGCCGTCCCATTCAATAATGACAATCTTGTCGCCACCAAAACGCGCTATGTCAGATGTAATCTTCTTGTCCCCTGGCTCAACATGGTTATTGCTGAAGATGTCAACGATCTTATCATACTGAATGAGCGCAGAAGGATCATCGTCATATTCCCAATTGCCTCTAAGAAGTCGCTCTTTCTCGTTTTTGGTAAGAATCCGTTCAAGGTTCTCAATATACCCTGCCGGCAGCATTTTGTTGTCGTAGGGGAATGCCTGAATAAAAGCCTTCCAGCTTTCCAGCGTCCCCTCCTTCTGTTTCCTGTAATATTCTCGGTAGAGGTAATT